TGTTTGTACTAAAAATGGATTAGGCAATGTTGTATCTGGTATTTCTGGAACAGCTATTTGCAAACCAAAAGCATAAAAACTGTCTTGATGTTCTGAACATTGTAAATTTACTGTATGGTCTGCATTTAATGCTATTCCTTGAACTCTAAAAGGTTTTGCAGAAAAACTTGGTGTTGCATGAGTTATATTTACTATATCACCAATAGACAAATCTAAGGCAGTTGCATCAACTTTTAAATTAACATCTAAACTTGACCTTGAACGTCTTAAAATAATTTCTGCCATCTCTTGGGCTTGGTATGGGCTTGTAAACATAGAAAAATCAAACCTACCCTCTAATAACAAACCACCATCTGCTGTTTTCATAGTGCTATGTTGGTCGGCAACAGCTAAACCAGTTTCATCTACTGGTGGAAATTGTGCTGTATCTGATTGATAGTTTTTATCTGGGTTTATAAAATTAACAATAACTCGATTATACCTGGAATTTTTACTTTTACTTGAAACAGATATACCACCAATAATATTATCTTCTGTTAGCGTTATTGATGCTGAACCAGTAGTTTCAACTAATATATTATATTTACCTGCTGAAAAATTTAGGTATGACCTTGAACCTCTTACAAAGTCTTTAACTATATCAATAGCTTTTTTAGAAGTATCAACAACAACATGACTATTCATTAAATCTATAGCACCTGCACCACTAAAAGGGGTTATCTGAGTATCACATACATCACTTGCTGTTTGCCAATCTGCAAAATTAGAATCAAAATAACTATTGTCTATTCCCATACCAAATCTGTCATTTCTTAGATAATCTAATAATTGAAGAATAGGATTGTCTGAATATGCCCAAGTTGAACTATCATCTTTTCTATGGCTACCACTTCCACCAGTAACTGTACTATCTAAATTAGGGTTATATACTTTTTTGCCCTTAACAACTGCTTGAACTGTCGGTAAACTGCCAAATTTATCAGCGTTCCATTCAAATTTTAATGCTATATAAGCTAACCCACTTAATTTATGGTTTGTTGTCCAAGAACCTAATTCATCTAATAAATTTGATGCTGTTTGTGTATCAGAGCCTAAATGTGCTTGTACTGTTATTAAACTTCCACCATCATAAAAATTAACATCTGAACTTGCCACACTTCTTTGTGTTCCATTAGTTAAAGCACCAGATAAAGTTACTTGTTGGTCATTAATAAATAATGTTGGAATACTATCTATTTCGCCCTCACTCAATAATAAAGCCATATATAAATATTGATTATCAGCACCAGATGTTTCTAAAAATACTACATTACCACCAACTTTTCTTGTTCCATAAGCAATAGGAATATGCCCATTGGCTGAAAATTTATTTACTAATGTACCTTTTGATTGTTGTTCAGCAAATTGTTCACTAAAATCTGGTATATCTGGCTGTGGTATTAGCCAACCTATTACATCACCTACAAGGTCAACTGTGTAATCTACGGCATCTTCTACAAAATCTACTATTTCTTGAAATGGATTACACATTTAATTTAATCTCCAATTAGAGCCTAAATTTTTAAAACCTAATTTTTTAAAAACTGGGTCAACATTTAATCCAGATGTTATTGATAAATACATAGGTAAAGTTTTTCCTACTTTCTTTATTGAATCAACTAATGCTGTAACTAATTTAAAATTCCTATAACTTTTCTTAACATATATTGTGTGGATATGAATACACTCGCTTTTACTAAACCAATATTCTGTTTTGTTAAAAATGGCACAACCTATAACTTCATCTAAATCTAAATCTTTTAATAAAATAATTGTTCCTTTTTGCAAAATCATATTTATAAAATTATTAAGTTTTTTATCATCTACGTCTGGATAATTTAAATCTTGTAAATCTTCATTTTTAAAGTTGACTAAAAGTTCGCAAACAATCTCAACATCTTTTTTTTCTGCTTGATACAAATGCACACTCATTGTCTACCCCATTTAATATCTCTAACAGTAAGTGCAGAAAACTCCATACCTTTATCACCAGTAAAAAATCTTTTTTGTGAATTATCGGTGGTTGTTCTTCCACTTGTTTTGCTAAAGTTTCCCCAGTGTGAAGTTACAGTTATAATTAAACTTGCTCTAGTTGTATTATCAGAAATTTTATAATCGTTAATTGTCCCATAAAACAATAAAAATGGGTCGGCAATCAAAGACAAATTGCTATCTAAATAACCTCTATAAACATGAACATCATTGTTAATAATATTTTCGTTTAAGACTATTGCTACATATGTGAGGTCTACAGCAGATAAACTTAATGCTAATGTGTTCTTAGTTGGGTTATTAGTTTCATTTACACTAGTTATTGATTTTAAATGCCCATTAGATGTATAGGTTCTTGATACGCCACTAATACTTGATGTTATATCAAAACTAGCATTTGTTAAATATATTGGTGTTGCAAACCCTAATTCTATCAACAAAACTGGGTCGATATTACCAGTTTCTAATTCTGTTTTAACTGCACTTGTTAAACCTCTGGGCATTATAAACTCTCGATAACATCAAATTCATAAACAAATAATAAATTACCATCTTTATCAACCTGCCCACTATTAAACTCTTGAGCATCATTGACCAGATGTACGTTAAAAGGTACTGAATCATAGGTAACAGAACTATCATTAGCCAGAGCAGTCCTTAAAGGGGGTTCAATCGTTACTGTAGCTGAATTACCAGATGATGTTACGTCATCTATAATCATATAAACTTTATCGTGAGCAAATTTTATTAAATCACCTGCTTTTAATCTACCTGCACCATCACCTGCAAAACCATCTATTGCTATCGTTGTATCAGTTGCAGAATGTACTCCATTAACCAACAAAGTATTTGTTTCGTTACCTTGTGCATTTAAATAACTTGGAAATACAACTGTAAAATTTTCTTTTCTGGCTCTTTGTTTCATTATAAATGCCATGATAGGTGCGAATTCTGACCGAGTCATTGGTGGATAGGAAATAGTAAAACTAAATCTTTGACCTTGTATTTGTCTACGAAATGTTTTTCCACTATCTGTTTCAGATAATAAAGTTTTTTGATTACTCTTAAAGTTAATCGCATTAAATCTGGTATTTGGTAAAGTTCCACTCATATAATCGCCATATTACCTTTTTCATTTACAGCACTATTAATCATATTAACTATAGTACCTCTTGAATTTACTAATAATTCGTTAAATCCTCTAGCATCTACTGTGCTTATATTAAAATTAACTGTTACTGCTTTACCCATGCCACCTAATTGATGATTAGGAACTACATTTGATGCTTTATTCGGTACTATTAATTCTGGTCCTGCTTCACCAACCATATATGGCTGACCTTGATTTACTCGACCACCTTGTTTACGACCTTGAAATTTTTGTGATGCTATAGTAGCGATTTGAATAGCACCAAAAGCACCTATAGCAATTGCTAATGGTATATTAGGCAGGGCTTTAGCAACACCACCTGCTGTATCAATAATAGCTTCAGCCATTTTAAAAGCTTTATTCAATTTAAATGCTTTTTCGTTACTTTGAGCAAGTTGTTCTAATCCCTCACGACCTACCTTTTTTGCTAAATCAATTTTATCTTTGCCAGACATTTTTTCTAACTTTATTTCACTCGCCCTGCCAGATTTAATTAAATTAAAATTATCATTAAAAAGTTTTTTCTGTATTTCTGCTTCTTTTTTTGCTGTTTCGTGAGCAAGCTGTAGTTTTTCATCTGCTCTTATTCTTGCAAGTTCAGCTAACACTTCATCTTGTTCTTGTATTAAATTTAATTTATTTTCAAATGCTTGTTGCTCTACCTCAATTGGTCTAGCTGTAGGTAAAGTTATTTCCTGCTCTTTTATTTTTTGCTTATTTAAATTTTCAAGTGCTTCTGCTTCATCTTTTATGGCATTAGTCGCTTGAACTCTTGCATCTGATTCTAAAAGAATTGCAGTTTTACTTAAATTTATTTGCTCAATTTCTATTTTTAATGCTTCTATTCTTTTTAAGACTGCTTTTTCGCCTTGCATTATTGATAAACCAAATTCACCATTGGCTTTTGCCATTTCTTTACTTTTTTCAAGAAATGTCATTGTTTGTATTGCATCAAGCAATTCAATTTCTTTTGATAATTTTGAAGTTGCTATAGAAAGCTTATCTTGGTTTTTTTCTAACTGGTCAACTATAGGAATAATTGTGTTTAATTCACTTAAAAGACCTATTGACCTTAAAAACTCTTTTGTCTGTATTATTGAATCTTTAAGTGATTGAACCATTTTTGATAATGCAGGTAACATTGGATTTATTGCTTCAACCATAAACTCTTGGAATTCAGCACTTAATGCTTTCATAGAATTGGCAAAACTTGTGTTTGTTCTTTCAGCATCTCCTTGAGCATCTGATGTACCTGCTATAATTAGATTTAATCTAGCTTGTACTTTTTCAGCGTTTGTAACTTCTTTAGCTGTCTTAGTTATACCCATTCTTAAAAGTTCTTGTTTTAAAGTTGCTTCTGTTATTACAACTCCAAATCTTCTTACTGTTTCATGATTACCAACTAAAGCACTTTGAAACGCCATCATTGTTTCTGTATCACTAGCATTGTTAAATGATGCTACGTCTACTGCTAATTTAGTTAATTGAACTGAAAGTTTAGATGCTTCACCACGAGCAAAGCCCATAGGAACAAATGTATCTTGTATTGAAGATGCCATTCCCTCTAATTCGAATGTACTTCTTCCGACTTCATCTCCAAACTTTTCTAATTGTCCCCTAACATCATTTACAAATCTGCCAAAAACTACTGCTGATTTAGATTGCATTTCTTCAACAGAACTAGCCATATTGACCATTTCTTTACTGAACCTTAATGCTTGGAAAACAATAACTCCACCAATTACATTTCTGACAGTATTACCTAAAGCAGAAAATGATTTTTGCTGTGTTGCTACTGATTGTTGGACTTGACCTTTTAACCTATTAACGCCATCTGTGGCAGACTTCATAGCTTTCGCTGTCTTATCTTTGGCTAATATGTCTATGTTAACTGATTTAGTTGCCACTATCTTCTCGCCTTTATTATACGTTCTTGTCTTTCTCGTTCGTCACTTTGAAGTCCAAAGTATGCTATCCACATATTAAACTCTTGAACTGACATTTGCAAGATTTCGGCAACAGTCTTGTGTAATTTTTCAGCTAACCCAAAAAGGTTATGTAATTCTGGGTCGCTATTTAGTTTTTTTTATTGTCGTCAATATTATCGTTGCCCGTTCCCATAATTTTAGTAGCAACATCTGCAATTACATTTGTATCAGCTTTGGTTTTAAAAGCTAAAACATGAGAGCCATTAAACATCTTTTCGCCATCTTTTGTTAATGCCTTTTCAATAATTACATCAATTAAAACTATTAAATCAGTTCCAGTAGCACCTTTAAAAATCTTTTGTTTTTCAAGCATATTAAAAGGTTTGCAATAAATCGCTTTATCGCCTACTAAATCCCACTCTGGCACTTCAATTATTTGAGTGTCAAGGGTGCTAAAATGGTTTCTTATACCATCAAAATAATCCAATTTATCTGTCATTTAAACAGTACCGATAGTAAGACCACCATTGCCTTGTACTGATACAGTTCTTGTAATAACACCATCTAAAGGCACACTTACTGACATTCCAGTTACAATACCAGTTCCAGAGAATTTTCTGTCTCCAGAAGCATTACCCTCTGGTAAAAATGCAAATGTAAGTTCTGCACCTTGTACTAGATTAGTTTGTGCTGTATCTGTTTCATCAAAGTTCATATCAATACTTGCTGTATAAGTACCTCTACCAACTATGAAAGATTTCATTGAATTT